CAACTCTTTATGTGTTTCGGCAACCTGTAGTTTTTTCTGTTCGGGATTATCGCCTTGGCGAGCACCAGACGGACCTACAAGATCTGTCACAGGACTATCAGCGCCATTAGGGAAGAAATCTTCACCCGACGCAGTCTTAACAGTGTCATAACCGTTGTTTAGATCGGTTTCTTCTAACGGACCGTCTTGCGATTCTCTATAATCATCCGGCGGGTCGAAATCGTCGAAATCACTTTCTCTCGGTTCTTCGCCTGTACCGCGGCACGAGCTGCATCTGGTGCCGTCGAACATACCTTCGCCTGACCCATTACATGCACCACATATTCGATCTTCTTCGTCTTCGCCGGCGACTTCTTCGTCTTCAGGTTCTTCATCATTAAACAAATCGTCTATACCAGTGCCTTCGTCAACGCTGTCATCGGCGTTCATTTCATACTCATCAAAATCTGTAGGAGAATCCATTCCATCAGTGTCAGGATAATAAACTTCATCAGACTCAAGGTCGGCGCTGGCAAGTGCATCAGCATCGTCTGACATGTCGTAAGAGTCGTTGTACCCATCGCCCGTAGCATTGAAAAGATTATTGTCTTCCATGTACTCCCATACAACATCGGAGTTACAACCTAATGCTCTAGCAACTTCTTCTGCTTCTGCTTCTGAATAAGTGCTGTCAGGCGAATATGTGGCAGCTAAATATTCTCGTATGCGATCGTGCAAATCATCTATGCTATGTTGATACATTTCCTGACGTTGATTATACTCAGAGTCGCTACCGTCACCGTTGAACTTATCTGCATCAGGATGAAACATTGCGCCTTCTTCTACCGGTTTCTTTTCTTCCTTGGCCTTCTTAGCATCGGCGCGTTCTTTTTCTGCCTTCGCTATTTCGGCATCTTGGCGCACTTTGCTCGGCTTATTTGCATCAAGATAATGCTGTGTGTGGGCACCTTCTGTAGCAATACCTACACCCGGTACCGATTCTACACCTTCCATAAGGTTGATTAGTTTTCTCATATCGTTCATTGTAATACTCCTGCTTTTGACAGTTTTGTTTTCTTTACTCTACCGAAGAAGCCTGTGTCATCACTCTTTAGGTTTTTCGGATCATTGAAACTATCGTAATCTTTTCCAACTGCATCTGTCTTTGCTGCCGGAGACAATGGATTATCAACTGTTGTTATTTTTCTTTCTTTGCTTACTTTTTCAAGTTCCTGCAAGAAACTAATATTGTATTCCGCGCCATATGCTGGCTTTTCTGTCGCTTCGTAATCAGAACCCAATCTTGCCTTATAGTTCTTTTTGTATTCTTCTGAATTCCTGTCAACATACAAATCTGTCTCTATTTGTCTTGGATCATTCTCGGAATATACCGCAAGAAACTCGGGGGAAATATGCAAACTGTTGCAAATATATGTTTTAAGAAAATCTAACGATGCAGGATACCCCATAGATATGTTGCATATAAACACTGATGTATTTTTTACATTTGGAAAATCTAAAGGATTCGATTGTATCGGTGTTCTCTTAAAGGGAGACGCAGAAATAAGTTCATACTTTTTAAGGCATTCTTCCAACCCGTCTAGTTTGTCGTCTATACTGTCTACAGCAAACTTCAATACATATTTGTATTCTGTCTTTGTTTCCGCTACATATCGGACGAATGTTTTTTTATCTGTCATTTGTGACTCCATTAATGTAACTATTTATCAGAATTCTCTGACTTCTTGGAACTTACTATTAATCGAACCAATTCGTTTCTATCAAATTCGTTACCTATGGCGGGTTTTCCTGCTGCATTGCCTAACTCAAAGTCTATTTGTTCTGCTCTTACCTTCTTAAGTTGTAGTTCAATCATCTTGAGTTTCTTATCTGCTTTTGCTACTTTTGCATCTAATGCGGTCCTTAACATCTGTCCAGCTACTTCAAATATTTTGCCAGCGTGCATATCAGGCACATTTGCACCCAATGAAATTAAATCTTCAAATGTTCTTTCAGCGCGGACAGACAATGCATCCATGTCTGATTCAAATGTGTCTAAACCGGTGACTGTTGGTAAAGCGTAGTCGATTTTTTCTGCTGTGGTTAGTGCAGAATATATTTCTTTTGCATCAACCATTAACTCATCTTTTGTCTTTATGACAGCAGGTGGTTCGGCAGGTGGTAAGTTAAAAAAGTCTTCAAGTGATGTAGTTGCCATTATTTCCTTCCAGGATGGTGGTATATATGATTTTCATTCATTATTCTAAATGTCATCCCGTGTGCCTTTGCAAATACGTTTGCTGCCGCCCATTTAAATGTATTCAACGCTACAGCCATTTTCGACCTTTGCGATTTAGCCTGTTCAAGAAATGTTTCATGAGCCGGCTTAACTTCGATAATTTCCGCTTTTTTCTTCCCATTAGCATCCACATAAGTAACAACAAAATCAGGTATATACACGGTGTATTTACCCGTAAATGGATTTTGATAAGGAATTTTAAGGGATTCACTTGCCCAGTTTGTTATATTAGGGTTAGCATCAAACATCTGCATAACCTTAAACTCCCAACTACTGCGGAAGTAGATAGGATATGTGCCTACATATTTTTCTGGATGGGCGGGTTTATATTGCCCCTGAACATATGAGCTCATGCTATGCCTTTATTTCTCTTGCTACCAAGCTGTCTGCATTTATAGCAGTTGTTACAGTGCTTATTTGATGCGATGGATCTCTTAGTTGATTAAATAATGCTATAGAATCATTACTCAGTGATAGTTTACCTAATATATTTTCGGTATCTAACAAAGTCTGCGGAGTAATAGCTCTTGCTGTGGAAATATCCATTATGATAGATGCTAACGAATCTGCAAATGCTGCACTTGCACCGCGAGATAAGAAATAGCATCTTGTGAAGTTATAGTTATCGGGAGAAAAACTTCCTGCAACATTATTTGGATCGTATTGAGAATCTACAGGAATATATGTTGTTGGTCCCATTGCATAGGTAAAAGTATTCTCGGGTTGACCTGTTACATTTTTAACAACTTTTTGAGTTCCTAAATATGTTAATATTTGAGAACTGAATCTACCAGTAGAAGCAACATTGGTGTTAGACACTTGATTTACCTACCCTATTTATATCTTTATACTGTGTAGAACTTTGCACAGCAGTGGATCCAAACGAACGCGACTGTACTGCCGGTGGTGCAGGGCTGGTCGCCGGTTTAGGAGAAATATTTGCCATACCGTTTAGCACGCTTGCGCTAACTGGCCGCACAACTTTATCCGATAAGAATGATCCTGTTACCTTACCTATGGACGATTGCACGTTCTTACCTACACGCTGCAATATAGGATTATCAGATTGTAATAGTGGATTATTAGATTCAACAAAATCCATAAGTGTTGCATTAAATGCAAGGGATGGTAGTTCTAAGAACTCACCGTGTTCAAATGGTTCTGTAGAAGACCCGTTATCAGTTGTTGTGCTGCCTAACTTCATATTTTGTATTTCGTAATACGCATATTCGTATTCTATAGACATGGTAATCTCTACTGTCTTATCGGATGACGCATAGTTGAGTGTATCGTGGTTGAATGATGCTATACGTGGATTTACCAACGTTACTTTATTAAATCTACCACCGTGCACCTGAAATATATCTATTGATTGTATTAGATTACGAATATCTTTTACTCTATCTAAGTTAAATCCAAAGTTGTGATTGTCAAGTGTGTCTGTGACAATATTCTGTATGGCACTCTTCTGCCCTAATGTATTTGTCGGGGTAGGTTTTGCGGCAGGCTGGGTGCCATTTATTAAATTCTTTACGCTTGTTGCTAAACTTGTTATATTAGGGTTTATGGAAGGCGTTATATTCTTTATTAGTTGTTCAACTGTCATGGGCTTTTTCTTACCAGGTGGTAAAATAGCTTCGTTATTTCCTGCCTCATTGCCGTCGGCAAAATAATATCTATAATACATTTCCCAGAATTTTAAAGTCTTTCCATCTGCAACATCATGGAATACCATTTTAATCGGGTTAAATTCTATTTTTGTTTGGCTCAATCTCTTTCTGTTGTATTGATTTAATGCAGTTGTTTCTATCTTCATAGAGGGCATCTCAATGCTTTTTACAAGTGGTGTAACTTGAGACCACGATGCAGTATTAAATACAGTAGAAATATAATCTTTTGCGGTGCCTACATTGGCAAGATTTATGTTTATATAAAACTCAAAAGGAAATCGCGGCTGATTTGTATATAACGACTTACCGTCTTGGTTGAAGTTATATGTAGCGTGCCTCGGACTTTTTTCGTAAAAGAATCCTGCACCTGTTAGTGTCGTGATTAAACTTGAGAATGATGGCATAGTGTGTTATTTATCTTCTCTTAGTTATCATAATAACTAAAATATTCAGATAGGAAATATGCGATTTTGTATGTTTCGGATTCTGTGCCGAATATTTCGCCGGCAATAGTTAATAATCTCGAAACGGCTATAACATATTGGTTTAATTCCTCAAAACTAAAGGTGTCTATTACATTAATGGTGTAGTTATTGGTATTAGATACATTATCTTTATAATAAGAATAAACAACATTAGCAAATGAATCCCTAAGTGTTTCGATTGTTAGTGCTTCCTTATCTATATTAGGCCTTATTATTTCTATTAATCTCATTCTGCTTCCTAATATATGCTTCTGTGGTTGTTTTTCTAAGCCATTTGACAAGCTCAATTCCTTCTTGGAGTAGTTTAATCTTTTCTTGTTCTGTTAACTCCTTCTTCAGTTCTGTTATTTTTTCTTTATTCATTTATCAGTTCTCCGTCCTTATTAAAAATCATAAACTTAAAGTTATAGCCTGCATCAATGCAGGCTTGACGTTTAAGGAGATGCTTTGGCGTATTTTTACCATATGTATATAATGATTTAACTTCTATTATGAGATTTTCTGTTGGAATATAAATATCCGGAAAATAATAGTGTTTTTTATTCTCAATAAAATAACTTATTCTCGGTTTTTGAAAAGTTTCTGTTTTAATACATGTTTCTGGATATATATTTAACAAATAATCTATAGCAAAAGGTTCATATCCTTGAACTTTCACTTTGACGCCTGATGGAAATATATATTCTTTTGATCTGTATAATCTTTTCATAGTCCTATCATACACACCGGTGTCTTGTGCAGAATTTTCAACACCATATTTTTCTAAACATGTATCTATAGATTTCTGTCTAACGTCTTTACTGCATTGTGGGCCGTTGCCTTTATATCTTTCCCGGCAGGTTTGTTTAGATTTTTCCTTTAATTCTGCCAATCTCTGTGGTTTTTCGACACCATATTTTTCTAAACATGTTTGTTTGGATTTATTTTCAAATTTTTCAAGTAACTGCGGCGTGGCGGTTCCGTGTCTTTCTATGTTTGTATCTTTTATTTTCTGTCTGAATTCTGCTATATTCATTGCATTCGTAATACCTTCTCCATATTTTTCAGTAAACGACTCTTTAATACGATCCTTTATTATGTCGGCCTTAGATGGATTGGTAACACCGTATCTTAACAACGAAGTTTGTTTTACCTTTTCGGAAACACCTAAATGACGACAGGAAGAACAGCAATATTTTTTATACTGCCCATTCTTCCTGTGTTCTGTTATTATTATTCTACAATCTTTATTATTACATTTCTCACCATTTGCCATAAAATACCCTTACTTTGTGTAATGTATTTATGACAAATAGTAAACAGCGTCATGCGAAAGTGGTACCGCCTGTTGGTGATGCTATATTCGGGAACGGATTACCGCCCACTGTTGTTCCTTGGTTGGTGTTAGGACCAGATACGTTTGTTGCATTATCAAATCTAATCGTTAATGTAACTTCATGGGCATCACTACTCGAGTAATCACCATCACTGTACTGCACATCCTTTAACCAACATCCATCTAACACCCAAGATTCTAACTGCTCGTTATCTGTACCATCCATTGAGTGAATTTCCATTGCAAACTTATAGTTTATGCCGGCTACAGCACTTGTTTGTTCGAAATGATTCATTTGTTTCTGCACCTGAGCACCTACAGACGATACAACTGCGTTGGTAATATCATCTCTTAGCTTGATTTCGATGGTTTCAAATGTATGTTTTCCTGCAATCCATGCAACAGAGTTGTATGAATGCAATTCTGCCTCTGCATATGATACCTTAGGACGGGAGCATGTGATAACATTTTGTGTCATTTCTCGCAATCCATTATTCTCGCCAAAATTTTGCCAAACAACCCTGAAACGATATTTCTGTTTCGGGTGTAATATACCAAGTTTGTTTCCATCTAACGGAACACCGAATTTGGATAAATTTGCCATTTATATTCTCCTGCTTAAAAGCTAATACTATTTGTCAAATTTATGAATTTTTTAT